ATTTTGTCCTTGTGTACTTTGACCAGCACCATAACCAACAGCAACAGCACTTTGTCCTTGTGCACTATTACCAGCATTATAACCAATAGCAACAGCAAATTGACCTTGTGTTTCATAACCAGCTGAAGAACCAATAGCAACAGCATATTCTCCTTGTGTTTGTAAACCAGCATTAGTACCAATAGCAATAGCTTGTAGACCTTGTGAATTATTACCTGCTTGATTACCAATAGCAACAGCATTATATCCTTGTGTACTTTGACCAGCTAAAAAACCAATAGCAACAGCTTGTACACCTTGTGAATTAGCGCCAGCTGAAGAACCAATAGCAACAGCATTTTCTCCTTGTGTAAAATAACCAGCTGAAAAACCAATAGCAACAGCATTTGGTCCTTGTGAATTATTACCTGCTTGATTACCAATAGCAACAGCATTATATCCTTGTGTACTTTGACCAGCTAAAAAACCAATAGCAACAGCATTTTCTCCTTGTGTAAAATAACCAGCTGAAGAACCAATAGCAACAGCAAATTGACCTTGTGTTTGTCTACCTGAATTTGCTCCAATAGCAATTGCGTTTTGTCCTTGTGTGTTATAACCAGCATCACTACCAATAGCAATCGCATCTACTCCTTGTGTTTGATTACCTGCTTGATATCCAACTGCGATAGCTCCAGATTGTTGATTATTTCTTCCTGTACGATCGCCAATCGCAACAGCTTTGTCTCCCTGTGAATTATTACCTGCTCGATTACCAATAGCAATAGCGGTGTTTCCTTGTGCTGTATGTCCTGCATTATCGCCAATCGCAACAGCAGAAACTCCTTGTAATGTATTACCTGCTCTATTTCCAATAGCAACAGCAGATCCTCCTTGTGAATTATTACCTGCTTGACTACCTATAGCAACAGCATTGTCTCCCTGTGAATCAAAACCAGCACTAATTCCAATAGCAACAGCAGTATCTGTTTGATTATTATAACCAGCTTGATAACCAACAGCAACTGCTTGTGTTCCTTGAGTATTATAACCTGCTTGATAACCAATAGCAACAGCTTGTTGACCTTGTGCACTATTACCTGCTTGATAACCAATAGCAACTGCTTGTGTTCCTTGTGTACTTTGACCAGCTCCATATCCAACAGCAACAGCAAATTGTCCTTGTGTAACAGCGCCAGCTGAATAACCAATAGCAATTGCATCTTCTCCTTGTGTATCTTGACCCGCACCATAACCAATAGCAACAGCATTTGCTCCTTGTGTAAAATAACCAGCATTAAAACCAATAGCAATTGCTTGTTGACCTTGTGCACTATTACCAGCAAATGCTCCAATAGCAACAGCATTTGCTCCTTGTGTATAATAACCAGCTGAAGAACCAATAGCAATAGCATTTTCTCCTTGTGTATTTTGACCAGCATTAGTACCAATAGCAACAGCACTTTGTCCTTGTTTAAAATAACCAGCTTCAGAACCAATAGCAATAGCATATTCTCCTTGTGTATTTTGACCCGCATCATAACCAATAGCAACAGCATTTGCTCCTTGTGTTAAATAACCAGCATTTACACCAATAGCAATTGCTTGTTGACCTTGTGAACTTTGACCAGCTTGTACACCAATAGCAACAGCATTTCCTCCTTGATTAAATTCTCCAGCATAATTTCCAAAAGCTAAAGGTCCATTTCCTGTTATTTGCCATGAATTAGTTAAATTATTCCAGTTTAATGCTTGTGCCCATATGGTTCCGATTATTCCAACAGTTCCTGTTTCTCCTTGAGGACCTGTTACACCAGTGTAACCAGTGCTACCAGTTGGTCCTGTATATCCAGTATGTCCAGTATGTCCAGTGTGACCAGTAGGTCCTGTTTCACCGGTAGGTCCTGTTTCACCGGTAGGTCCTGTTTCACCAGTTGGTCCCGTTTCTCCTGTATATCCTGTAAAACCTGTAGGGCCTGTAGTACCAGTTGGTCCAGTATGTCCAGTATGTCCAGTATGTCCAGTATGTCCTGTATGTCCAGTAGGTCCAGTATGTCCAGTATGTCCAGTATGTCCAGTATGTCCAGTATGTCCTGTTTCACCGGTAGGTCCTGTTTCACCAGTTGGACCCGTTTCTCCTGTAAATCCTGTAAAACCTGTAGACCCAGTAGGGCCTGTAGTACCAGTTGGTCCAGTATGTCCAGTATGTCCAGTATGTCCAGTATGTCCAGTATGTCCTGTAGTACCAGTTGGTCCAGTTGAACCCGTTACTCCTGTAAATCCTGTACTTCCTGTAAAACCTGTAGAACCTGAATATCCAGTCGAACCCGTTACTCCTGTAAATCCTGTACTTCCTGTAAAACCAGTAGAACCTGAATATCCAGTCGAACCCGTTACTCCTGTGTAACCAATTGGTCCAATTAATCCAGTAGGACCAGTAGGACCTTTGCAACTTCTACCAGTAGGTCCAGTATTACCAATTGAGCCAGCTGGACCAACTGGACCTACAGCAGCAGGACCCTGAGGACCAGCAGGACCAACTGGCCCTTGTCCATTTAAATTGCAACAACGTTGACTACCTAAATATTGACTATAAGTTGGATAAAATCTTGACATATATTAAATTAATATATATTAATTTTTTCATTTAAATTTAATATATATCTAAAAAAAAAAAAAAAAATAATCTATTATTTTAAGTTGATGGTAGCTGTGCTAAACAAAGTTTAATACTTCCTAAACTAGCAACATCATATTTAACCACCAAAGGTAAATCGTTTTCCAAATACACTTCAATTTGAGAACATAAATTCGTACATTTAATAAAGTATCCAAGATTTTTTAAAGAGAATTCACCTTGAATTACTTTAGATGAATCTTGCTTTAAAATAAATCCCATACTTCCATCTGATTCGGCACGATGAATTTCTGCTGAAGCAAATTGCCCCTGACACTTAAAAATTAATTCATTTCCAACTGATTTTATTTCTAATTTATCAGATATACAAGATAAATCACGAATTATTTTTTGAAAATCTGCAGATGGTAAATTAATAATAGAAGCAAATTTTACATCTGGATATTCTAATTCCTCTGGTTCTGGTTCAATAAGACGTAACTTTTGCGTTTTGCATTGTTTAATTTCTCCATTTTCAAATTTTAGAGCTAAATGAGATACTATTCCATCTACATAATCAGAATTTTCTATATATATAGTTAAAGTATCATCATTATCAATAGAGTTAATTAACTTAAACAAATGAAACATATTGACTCCAATAATAATCTTTTCTTTTTTACATTCATAAAATTCAAAATTCTGAGAAGCTAAATATAAATGGGCTAAAATAGTGTGAGACTTATCCATGTTGATTATGCGAATACCATCTGGTTGAAAAGTTATATTTGTTTCTAATAATATATCTTTAAGAGCAGTCATTAAAGTTCTAAAAGGAGCAATTTGTACAGTTTTAATAGTAAGAACATTTCCATCAGTTTGAGATATTAATTGATTTTTATTTGAAAATGTGGACATTATACTTGATTTTATTTTACAATCTTTAAATACTTATGCGGTAAAATTATAAAAGTATTAATTAAATAGACTAATTTTATTTTTTTTTGGAAATTATGTTTACTTTAGGAACTCTTCTAGTTCCATGACCATATTTTTTCTTGGCTTTTTTTGCTAGTGTTAATGCTTTCGAATTAGATTTACAACCTTCTTCTAATATTGAATAATCTACAGCAGCAGCTTTACCTGCAGTCAATGCACTTGCTAAACGTGCGACTCCCCAAGACTGTGCTGTTTGATTGGGTCTTGAACCAGATGAAAAATAAGCACCTTCTCCTTTATTTATTATTTTATTAAGAGCTTTTTTAGAACAACCTGTTGCTTTAACTAATTCATTATTTACTACAATTTTATCCACATTATACATTTTTTCTGCTCTTGTTATGAAGTGTGATTTTTTTGATTTAAATGAAGATACTTTTTTTCTTGTTAAATAAATTCCTTTCTTATATAACCTTCTAGATTTTTTAAGCATTTTTATTTGTTTCATTTTATCTTTTTTAGTTAGTCTCTTTGGTAAATAACGTAAATTTATTTTCATATATATATAATAATAAGAAAAGTAATTTAAATATATAATATTAAAGGTGATAAATGTCGGAAGTCAATAAACAATTATTAAAATCAAAATGCATCAATACATTATCAGAATTATACAGCAAATATGACCATAGTGAATATATGTTACAAAGAATACATAATCATATAGTTAATTATTTACCAAACACTCTAGATAATGAATTTAAAAATTATGAACAAAGACAAAACCGCAATACATATTTAACCAATGAACAACAAATTTTTATTCAAGTTTTTTTAAGTAAGAATAAATATTTTTATCTTAATAGTAACAATTTTTTTTATGAATACAATGGTAAAAATTATTTCATAGTAAAAGAAGATGATGTTATACATAAACTATTGTCAACAATTTCAAAAGACCGTATTTTATTACAATGGAAACATAAAACAAAAGTTAATATTATTAAACAAATAAAGGATAGAAATTTATTTAGTTCAATTCCAGAAACAGACACTATTCAAAATGTATTAAATGTTTTATACCCTTCTATATTCACTTCAAAGAATGCAGCAAAATATTTTTTAACTATAATTGGTGATAATATTTTTAAAAAAAATACTCACTTAATATTTTTGGTGACATCTCAAATGAAAAAATTATTAAATGAATTGGATAACATTGCTTTTAACTCTATTGGCTATACAAATACAACTTCAAATTTTATGACAAAATACCATGAAAATCATTCTTATGATAATTGTAGACTTATTAAAATAAATGAAAATTTTTTGAATGATGTATGGAGAGATATTTTAAAAAAAATTGGCCTTGATTTATTATGTGTAGCAGCACATTATTCCAAACGTTATGAAAATTCAGACAAATTTATTGAAAATAAATCCGATGAAGAATTAAAAATATATACAAATTATCTTAAAAATACAAATCCTAATAAAATTGTTTGTGAATTTACAAATAAATATATTATTGAAACTGATAAAAATGTTTTCATAGAATGGAAAAACCTTCATTTTGTTTGGAAACAATTTCTCTCTAATTGTAATTTACCAAATATTATTTATTCGAATACATTAAAAAACATTCTTAAAACATTATATCTGTACGATGAACAAACAGAAATTTTTTATGGAATAACAAGTAAATATTTACCGGTCCATATGGATTTTATTAAATTTTGGGAAACTACGATTTTCCTCCAAAACCAAGATTCTTTTTTTAATAATGAAATGGAAATTGATGAATTGTGTTCTCTCTTTAAATCTTGGACTAAATTTTCAATCGAACAATTTATGTCTAATTGTAACATTAGTGAAGAAAATGTATTAAAAATATTAAAACATTTTTTTCCATTGGTTGAAATAATTGAGAATAAATATGTTTTAAATGTAACTTGTTCTTTCTGGAATAAAGAAGAAGATATAAATAATTCATTTGAATATATTAAAGAACAAATAAAAAAAGAAAAATCTCTTGCGTTAATATCGTTTGATGAAGCATACAATCATTATTATAAGTATTGTAATTTAAATTCATGTAAATTCATTGTAAGCAAACGTTATTTTGAAAAATATTTGTATTTTAAATTATCAGATTTTATTGTATATGAGAAATTTATTGAAACATCTTGGATTGCAACATTATAGGTATTGATAAAAGGCATATTATATATCTTATAAACATAAAATATATAATTTATTTTTTAATGTTAAATAATTTAACCTGCATTACCAGCAACAAATTGAAGGTCAACACCCGATGTAGATTTAATTCCACTAATGGGTGAAGGACTCAATGCACTATTCACAGTATAACTTCCTCCACGTTTACGTCTTCTACTTCCTCCATGACTTAATGCTTGACCAATAGGTGAATCATTTGGAAATCCGCTTCCCATAGGTGCACCGGTTCCACCACGTTTAGAACCTCGAGATGAACGGCTTCCCTTCTTAACAAAACCAAAATGACCTTTTCTTGTTACATAACCTGCTTTTACAAGACGCTTTTCCCTTTTTGCTGTATTGTGTTTAGTTTTAGAGACAATACGTCCTGCTTTATTTTTTATCAAATCAATATGTGTTAATCCACCACTTGTTTTATAAGCTGTTCCGTGCCAAACTTGAGCACGAGTTCCAATTAATGAATCATATGTTTTTCCAGCTACGGAATATTTACCTGTTGAAGTTCTTGAAAACTTTGTCATTATAAATTTATATGAGAAAATATTATTTTTTCTAAATGAATTGTAAAACGCATTTAATTAAACTGATTTTTTGGCGGCATACCACTTCCACCTGGCATACCTTGAGCTCTTCCTAAATAATTTAGTTGTAATGGTTGACCTAAATAGAAATTTCCATATTGTGTTTTTCCACCTTTATAAAAATTTATTATTTGAGAAACTCTTGTATTATAAGAAACTCTGGTTGAAGGAGAATCGGAGCCAAGCACATTTTTGTTGTATACAGTTGGAGTACAGATACATTGATAAGTATAATCATTTGGCAAAATATATATTTGACTATAGAGAGAATCATAATTTATTAATCTTTTAGCATTTGATTTATTACCAGGAATAAATGCGGTTCGTGAGCTCATATTATCCCTTACTATTTTATTTTATTTAATTTTTTTTAAAATAAAATTGATTTTTAAAAGTAAGTTAAAAGTAAAATTATATAGTATATAACAATGAGCAATAACGACTCCGAACAATTATTCTTTGACGTTCAACAGAAGACTGATAAGCAGCATATTTTAGATAATCCAGATACATATATTGGGTCTGTTGAACAAATTGATTCAGATATGTGGATTATGAGCGATGATGATAATAAAATTATCGAAAAAAATATTTGTTATATTCCTGGTTTGTTTAAATTATTCGATGAAGGCATTGTGAATTGTCGCGACCATTTTGTCAGAATGAAAAACAGAATTGAAAGCAAGTCCGAAAATGCTTTGCCTGTTACTCATATTGATGTTTCTATTGATGCCGATGGAACTATAACCATGGTAAATGATGGGAATGGAATTGATGTAGCGCAAAAAGACGGCGTTTGGATTCCAGAGCTGGTGTTTGGGCATCTACGAACATCTACAAATTATAATAAAGATGAAAAAAAAATTGTAGGAGGTAAAAATGGTTTTGGTTTTAAACTTGTTCTCATTTGGTCTACATATGGAAGAATTGAAACCGTAGACCATATTCGAGGTCTTAAATATATTCAAGAATATAAAAATAATTTAGATGTAATTTGTAAACCGTCTATAACAAAATGTAAAAATAAGCCATACACTAAAATTACTTTTAAACCAGATTATCAAAGATTTGGCATCGACGGACCATCCGCAGATGTAATTTCACTTCTAAAAAAACGCGTATATGATATTTCTGCGGTTACAGATAAAACGCTAAAAGTTAAATACAATGATAATCTACTTCCCATTAAAAATTTTGAGCAATATATTAATATGTATATTGGCGATAAAACAACTGCACCTCGAGTTTATGAAGACAGCGGACCAGAAGGTAGATGGGAATACGCAGTTGCATTGACTCCAACCAATGAATTCGTTCAGGTTTCATTTGTAAATGGTATTCATACTACAAAAGGCGGTAAGCATGTAGAATATATTCTAAATCAAATTACTCGCAAACTTGTGGAATTTATTGAGAAAAAAAAGAAGGTAAAAGTTAACCCCAATAGCATAAAAGAACAACTTGTTTTGTTCTTAAGATGTGATATTGAGAACCCAGCATTTGACAGTCAAACCAAAGATTACATGAATACGCCTTCTTCTAAATTTGGGTCCAAGTGCGAAGTAACAGATAAATTCATTGAAAAAGTTGCTAAAATGGGTGTAATGGATGCAGCTTTGCAATTAACTGAAGTAAAAGAAAATAAGGCAGCAAAAAAAACCGATGGAGTGAAAAGCAAATCTGTGCGTGGTATTCCTAAACTAACAGATGCTAATTGGGCTGGAACAGAAAAATCAAAAGATTGTATTATTATCTTTTGTGAAGGTGATTCAGCAAAAGCCGGTATTATTTCTGGTTTATCATCTGAAGACCGCAACACTATTGGAGTATATCCTATGAAAGGAAAGATACTAAATGTTAGAGGAGAAGCTGTTAAAAAAATTTCAGAAAACAAAGAAATTACAGAAATAAAAAAAATACTTGGATTGGAAACAGGTAAAAAATATGAAACCATAGAAGATGTATTTAAAAACCTACGTTATGGAAAGGTCTTATTTATGACGGACCAGGATTTAGATGGTAGTCATATTAAAGGCTTGGGAATTAATTTATTCCAATCAGAATGGCCTACTCTCGCCAATATTCCAGGATTTATTGGATTTATGAATACTCCAATCTTGAAGGCAAAAAAAGGTTCTCAAGAATTAAACTTTTATAATGATGGAGAATTCAATGAATGGAAAGAACAGAATGATTCGAAAGGATGGAATATTAAATATTATAAAGGTTTAGGAACCAGTACAGGTAAGGAATTTCGAGAATATTTTGAGAAAAAGAAGCTTGTTGGATTTCAACATTCGGAAAAATCTGATGATGCAATTGATATGGTTTTCAATAAAAAAAGAGCGGACGATAGAAAAGATTGGTTAAAGTATTATGACAGAGATGCTTATCTTGACACATCTAAAACAAATGTATCCTATGAAGAATTTATTAATAGAGAATTAATCCATTTCTCAAAATATGATTGCGATAGAAGTATTCCTAATTTAATGGATGGTCTTAAGATTTCATTGCGTAAAATTTTGTTTTCAGCATTTAAAATGAATCTTAATAAGGAAATAAAAGTTGCCCAATTTTCTGGATATACTTCTAAAGAATCCGGTTATCATCACGGTGAAGCTAGTTTAAATGCTGCTATTGTTGGTATGGCACAAAACTTTGTTGGCTCTAATAATATTAATTTGCTTTTACCAAATGGACAATTTGGAACCAGACTCCAAGGCGGTAAAGATAGTGCGTCGGAAAGATATATCTTTACTCAATTAAATAAAATAACAAGAAGTATATTTCCATCATCTGATGATAATATTTTGAATTATTTGAATGACGATGGCCTTTCTGTGGAACCAGTGTTTTATGCTCCAATTGTTCCAATGGTACTTATTAATGGTTCCAAAGGAATTGGTACTGGATTCAGTACAGATATTATGTGTTATAATCCTTTAGAAATTATACAATATCTAAAAAATAAATTATTATCAATTGAAGATGAAATGGAATTTATTCCATATTATGAAGGATTCCAAGGTTTAATTACAAAAATTTCAGACGATAAATTCTTAATCAAAGGAATTTATGAAAAGCTTGGTAATGATAAAATTAGAGTCACTGAATTACCTGTTGGTTATTGGACAGAAGATTTTAAAGAACTATTAGAAGAATTAATTGAGCCTTTACCTGGAAAAGATGGAAAAAAGGTTCCAGCCACAATAAAAGATTATGATGATTTGAGTAAGGATACAAATGTTGATTTTACAATTACATTTGCAAAAGGAAAGCTAGAAGAATTAGAAAGTGGAAAAGGAGACTATGGTTGCAATGGATTAGAAAAATTGTTGAAATTATATACTACCAATACAACAACCAATATGCATTTATTTGATGAGAATGATACGCTTCAAAAATATAATAAAATAACTGACATCATAGATTCTTATTATGAAGTAAGGTTAAAAATGTATCAAGAAAGAAAGAATTATATGATAAATGATTTAGAACATGAACTTGTATTATTGTCAAACAAGGCAAAATATATAAAAGAAAATTTAGAAGGAACTATTGATTTGAGAAAAAAGAAAAAGGAACAGGTAGTTCAAATGTTAGAAAGTAAAGGTTATGATAAAATTGACAGAGATAATGAATGCTATAATTATTTAGTCAAGATGCCAATGGATTCTGTAACAGAAGAAAATGTAGAGAAATTATTAAATGAAAAGGGAAAGAAAGAAACAGAATTAGAAATTGTTAAATCCACAAGTAATAATAAAATGTGGTTGAATGAACTAAATAAACTTTATGAGGTATATATATCTTATAAAGAGGAGCGAATGCTACTTATGAATGGAGAAGAAAATAAAAAGAAAAAAGTAGTATCAAAAGGAGGATTGATAAAAAAATCAACAAAAAAATCTGTTCTTCTAGTGGAAGAATAATAAATAATAAATAATAAATGATAAATAATAAATAATAAATAATAAATAATAAAATTCTAATGTATATTTTCATTATAAATATTTATTTTTTCTTTTACTTCTAATAACTGTATACGTATTGTTTCTTCAGAACAACACATTAAATCAGCAACATATTTATTTGGAAGAATTTTATTTTGATAAAGATAATATTTTAAATATAAAATTCTTTTTGCAAAAGGAGTCAACTTCTTATATAAAAATTGTAGTTTATCTATTTCATCATATTTTTCATGTAATTGATTTAGAATATCTTCATTTTTTTTAAAAATTAAATCAATTTGCCAAGACTCATACAACACTGATAAATTTAAATTTAATAATTTTTTATATCTAATTATTTCTGTTTTTGAGAGAGATTTTTTACTTTTACTTCTATATTTTTTTGGTAAAATACTTAATGAATATTTTTCTGTTAATAATCTTAACAATTCCGAATTTATATAGAAACTTGAATAATGTAAAATATCGTGTTTTCCATTGTATTTTTTAATTGATTTAAATAAACCTATTTTACTGACTAAAATTAATTCTTCTTTTTGAATATCAGTACACTTAAATTTATGAAACATTTTAAAGTCTAATGCTTTTTTTATCGCAAATTTTTCATAGGCATTATATAAAATTAAATTTATTTTCTCTCTTTCTTGCGATTTTAATTCTGGATTTTGAATTAAATTATTTATCATTATAATTTGATTATTGTTCAAATGTAATGAATCTATAACAAATATTAAATTTAATAATAAAAATATATATAAAATCATTTTTAATATTATATATATTATAAATTTGTATTTATACTCTTTCTTTTAAACCTTTTTCTCTCCATATTTATATGGCCTAACACTTAATTTTTGCATAACCTCTTTTGAATATACAACATTATTAGAAATGTTAAAAAAAAAGATGTAAAACACTGTTTTTACAGAATAAATCAATTTAAACAATTATATAAAGAATAATTATTAAATGATATTATAATGATTAGATATAATAATTTAAAAAACATGAAAATTACTAATTTTATTTATAGAAATATTTCTAGAGGTATTTTTAGTTATAAAGACCCGTTTTTATTAGAAAAACAATTATCAGATGACGAAAAATCTATTAGAGACGTAGCATATAATTTTTCAAAATGTTATTTATTACCTAATGTGGTTTCGTCATTTAGAAATGAAAAATTTGATAAAAATATAATGAAAGAAATGGGAAATATTGGTTTATTAGGTCCTACTATTAATGGTTATGGGTGTGCTGGTGTGAATTACGTTTCATATGGTTTAATTATGAGAGAAATAGAAAGAATTGATAGTGGTTATAGAAGCTGTGCTAGTGTTCAATCTTCTTTAGTAATGTTTCCTATATATAAATTTGGTTCACAAGAACAAAAAGATAAATATCTTCCTGAACTTGCAAAAGGAAACATTATTGGTTGTTTTGGTTTAACTGAACCCGACCACGGAAGTGACCCATCTAGAATGAAAACAAAGGCTATTTTAAAAGATGGTAATTATATTTTAAATGGTAGTAAAAATTGGATTACAAATTCTCCAATCGCAGATGTTTTTATAATTTGGGCAAAAGATGAAAATAATGATATAAGAGGTTTTATATTAGAAAAAGATATGAAAGGATTATCGTGTCCAAAAATTGAAGGTAAATTTTCATTACGAACTTCGAATACAGGTATGATTTTTATGGATAATGTTGTAGTTCCAAAAGAAAATATACTTCCAAATATTAAAGGTTTGAAGGGGCCATTTTTGTGCCTTAACAATGCTAGATATGGCATATCTTGGGGCGTTCTTGGGGCAGCCGAGGATTGTTATTTAAGAACAAGAGAATATTGTTTAGATAGAAAACAATTTAATAGACCACTTGCTGCAAATCAAATTGTTCAATTCAAACTAGCTGAAATGATATCAGAAATTACACTTGGTATTCAAGCATCTTTAAGAGTTGGAAGATTGTTAGATGAAAATATAATCATTGCAGAGAATATTTCTATTATAAAGAGAAATAATTGTTTAAAATCTTTAAATATTGCAAGAAATGCTAGAGATATGTTTGGCGGAAATGGTATATCAGATGAATATCATGTGATAAGACATATGTTAAATCTTGAAGCAGTAAACACATACGAAGGAACTCAAGATATTCACGCATTAATTATTGGAAAAGGAATAACTGATATTTCGTCATTCACATCTTAAAATAAAAACAAAAAGATTAACATTATCATACTTAAATATCAGGATATTTTAAACGCCTTAAGACCCATGTGTAAATGACAATTTATATCTAGATTTTTCTTCTAATTTTGACCTTTTTCCTAAAAAAGTAAAGTATTTATTTGCCAAATCATATTGTTTGGGCTTTTTATTCTTCAATACTTTTAAACGAACATACATAATCATACCTACTTGCCATATGCGCTTATGTGTATATTTTTTGTTTTTGTATAATTTTTCTAATTTATCAATAGTATTTTTAACATCTTCTAATGTTGTATATTTTATATTTATTGTATCTTTTGGGTTTTTGTCAATATAAACATCAAATGATTTTTTAGGGTTATCTGGATTAAATAAAAACTGCCTTTTTGTTTTATTATTAAGATTTTTATTTTTTTTCTTTGTATTGTATTTCATAAAATATAACTATATTTAATTATTTTGTTTGACGTTTGAAATGTGGAAAAAGGTAAAAAAAAGAGAGAAAACATTTCAATCGGGTAAATTATTTTTTAGAATTTCATCCACCTTTTTCTCATTATAATGTTCATCACACTCTATAAAATTAAATATATTTTTAATATTATTTTTATCAAACATTTTTTCAAATGTTGAAAAATAACAATAAGATTTATTTTTATTATAAAAATTTAATAAATTATTATTTTGTTTATATAAATCTACAATTGCCTTTTTATTATTTTTATGCCAACTGCTTTTACTTTGAGCAAGAATATTTTGTCTGATTTGTATTATCACTTTTGTTTGAGGAAATAATTCTTTAAATTCCTTCATATATTTTATATTCTCTCCATCATATCTAATTTCTTTAAATCCCCACACATTAGTAGACGGTGAATTTTTAAAAAGATTTGTTATTAATAATTTTATATTATTCACAACTTCATCAAAATTAAAAGAATTATACCATGATGGCTTAAAATTTATATCAACAAGCTCTTTATAACTTTTAGGATTAAAACGACCAGGTATAAAATTATCAGAAGCGTGTTTGAGTCTTCTATAAAATGCTAATAAACTATTGACGGCTCCAAAATTTTCGCCACAAATATTACTATTAGGAATTGTATTTATTATTCTCTGCATAGTGGTTGAACCAGACCTACCAGTTGCACATATTAATACTATTTTATCCATCTCTATAAATATGTTTAAAATTTAAATAAAAAAATTTAAACATATTTTGTAATTAAAATAATTAAATCTATAAAAATTATTTTAATTACTAATTATTAAATATTTATAATCTAAAACCATTTTTTTAATTCCAATTGTCTATCAGTATTATCTGCCATTATAGGATTAGAAATAGGAACAACTAATGTACTTACATCATCAATATATTTCATATAACCCTGGGCTTCGCTATAAACTTGTTTAATACAATAATCAAGAACAATTTTATTTAATTCTGTTATTTGTTGAGAGATATTATTACTTTGATTAGCTGAATGTTGTAGATAAATACTGCGCATAATAATTTTTAGAGCATCACAATCTTGAGGACCAATTATGTATTGACCATTTGATTTATAATAAATACCAGCTCTAATTCCATTTTGTAATATTTGAATATTTTGTTGAGAGAAAAAAGCATTGGATAAATTTGTTTCTGTCCATAATCCTTCAGTAGCATTCCTAAATGATACACATTGATTAGCAGGTATTTTGTCATACATTTGAAATAATTCTGAAGTGTTTGGACTTTTAATATCTACACGACCATTGTTTACTTTATTCATTTATATAACTCTAATAGAAAAAATTATATATTTATTTTATATAATGGAAGGATTTCAAAAAATAGTTTTGTTTATTGCAATTATTATTTTAATTATTGCTCTTATATCTATAGGAATTGCCTTATATTATGCAAATGCTTCTCAACAATGGCCGCCTTTAGTTCCTGAATGTCCAGATTATTGGAATGCGGATGGGTCCGGAAATAACACTACTTGTACTAATATTAAAGATTTAGGAACTTGTCCTCCAAAATCTGGAGATGCACATTTAGTAATGAATTTCAATACAAGTGCCTTTAGTGGTGAAAACTCTTTATGTGCAAAATATACATGGGCTAATAAATGTGGTGTGTCTTGGGATGGTATTACTTATGGTGTTAACAACCCTTGTCAGACTACAAGCTAAATTAACTTTATAACAACTTTATCTATTATATTATTTTCATAAAATAAAGAGATAGTAAAAGCAATCACAGTAACAAATAAAACTAAAGCAAACAATACAATACTTAACATAATATCATATAATTTATATTTTTAAATATTATAAATATAAATTATATATATAACTAATGGATGAATTAATAAAGAAAATAAATGTTTTACCTGCTGAATTAGTTAGTTTAATTAAAGAATTTATACACAGAAAAAATTTTGTATTTGTGGATAGAACAAGTTATTCATTATATCATTACTTAATTAAAAGTAGTATACCAAAATTTGAAAATTATTTACGCGATATGATAAGACGAGATAATGATTTTGTATTTGAACATATTGTTAGAGAGAACTATAAAAAATGGTTTACAATTAAAAGCTATATATATAAAAATATGGTTTTTAAAAATTATGTTTATTTTATAAATCATTATTGTATTGAAAATGAATCTGCCAAATGTAGATTTTTCATTAAAAATTTTTTACAAGAACTTGGATTGTGTAAAAACCAACATAAAAAGAATGTTGTTAATTATATAAGATGGAAGAAATAAATATTAATAAAATTTTAAACCGACAAGACAAAGCAATTGCTATTAAAGAAATACTTCAATCTTTCGAACTGAATAAAAATAACCTGCTTTTTAAAAAAGGAATATATGTTTATGGAGACCCTGGCACCGGCAAATCTTCATTTGTAATAAATATTTTAAAAGAATTAGATTACGATATAATAAAATATGACGCTGGTGATATAAGAAATACTTCTGTTATTGAAGATATAACCAAACATAATATGTCTGATAAAAACATAATGAGTTTATTTAATAAAAAAATTAAGAAAATTGCGATTATTATGGATGAGATTGATGGAATGAATAATGGAGATAAAGGAGGAATTAATACTCTCATAAAATTGATTAGACCCAAGAAAACAAAAAAACAAAAATTAGAAGAAGTAACCATAAATCCGATTATTTGTATAGGAAATTACAGAATGGATAAAAAAATAAAAGAACTTATGAAAGTTTGCAATACAGTGGAACTAAAGACACCTACCACCTGTCAAATTTCAGAAGTTGTTCAAGCATTATTACCAACTATGGAAAATGAAATTAAAAATAAAATAATCAATTATGTTCAGGGTGATTTAAGAAAACTTAATAGTATTTATACCATTTATAAAAATAAACCGGAAATTTTTAATAATGGAATTATTGAAAATATATTTCAATTAAAATCGTATAGTGATGATACCAAAAAGATTACAAATAAACTTATTAATAATTACTATAATATTGAACAACATAATAGTATTATGAATGAAACAGATAGAACTAGTGTAGGATTATTATGGCACGAAAATATAATTGATGTTATTGATAAAAGTGAAAAAAAACATTCGATTCCTTTTTATATAAGTCAGCTAGAAAATATTTGTTTTGCTGATTATATTGATAGAATTACTTTTCAAAAACAAATTTGGCAATTTAATGAGATGAGTTCTTTAATAAAAACTTTTAAAAATAATAAATTCTATCACCAAAATTTTAAAAAAAAACAAAAATATAATCCTACCGAAGTAAGATTTACAAAAGTATTAACTAAATATTCTACAGAATATAATAATTCTTTATTTATTCAAAAATTATGTCAAAAACTTGGTATGGATAAAAAAGATTTATTTGGATTTTTTATAGATTTAAAAAATAAACATGATGATAATGAAATTATTAATCTATTTGAAAATTATGAAATTAACAAATTAGATATAAATAGAATATATAGATATTTAGAAAAATATACCAAAGAAAATGCACCCGGAACTACAGAGAAGGAAATTGAAAGTGAAGATGAAGAAGTATTTGAAGAAGAATAAAAAATAAATTATATTATTAAAAATTATCAAAATCAAAATCAAAATTATTCATAAGTCCACCTGCAAATATATTTGTAGATTTAATAGTATTATCATTTAATAATAATATCTTTGTAAAGAGAGAAACATTCTCATTTTCAAGTATATCAAGTAATCTTTTTTTATCAAAATAATTTGCTATTTTATGAAGCTCTGTTTTACTAGAATTTGTATTATTTAAAGGAAATCTTTCATCATAACCATTATTTTTTTTTGAATTATATAAATTGGGAGTAACATATAAAGTATTTAAATTTTTCGTCATTAAGTGATTAAATTTACTATATTTTTCAATACAAAATAACAACAATAATTTATTCATTAAAAACATCATAATTTATTATATTATTATGTTTTTATATTATTTATTTTAAAAAGTTAGCATATATATTTTTACTTAACTACCACAAAATCAGATAGGGTTTGCTTCTTTTCCATATTCTTCTCACGCATTCTTAAATCTTTCTTTTGCTTCCATTGTAAAATAATTTTTTCATCTAGCTTCTGATTTTGATGTTGCATATACCTTTCCGGCGATAAATAAAATAGCGTGCTTGAACCATTTCTACTGGTGCATTCACCTGTAGCCAAAATAATACTAAAAAATAAGTCTTCATCAGATGTTCCAACAAGGTAAGGATAATATTCACCAGTCTCTGCATCACGAATATGATTTCCAAACCCACTGGTAGTATAAGCTTCCACCTTTGTTCTTTTCAGTTCCCCATTCTTTTTGGGAATTTTTCTCCATAATTTGTTATATCCTCTATCCATCTGCTTCACTTTTTCCAGTTCGCGCTTCATTGCTTCGCTATTTGAACATGATACTCCATCATTATCAACTGGATAGTATTCGTTATCGTAAGACATCTTGTTATTATAATATATTTTATTCATTAATCTTTAAGTATATTTCATTAATATATAAATTAGTTATGTAAATATTAATAAAATAATTTATTGAAAAGCTACATTACTACCTTACTTAATTGGTAGAAGTATTATTATTCATTTTATTTTTAATTTGTTCACTTACAATCTGTTTAATTTTGCTTTCTAAATAATTTATTTTGTCTTTGAGTTGTGTATTTTCTAATGTCAACTCTTGAACCATTTGAGACAAATTATTTATTTTATTTTGTAAATCATTTGGATTTGGTGATTGTAACATTTGTATTTTTTGCATTGTATCGTTGTATTTTGCCTGTTGTTCTATATGTTCTTTCATCATTTTCTCTCTTTGTTCTCTTATAACTGATAATTGTTTGATTACATCTGGCTTATTTTTAATATTCCCTGGCTCATAAGATTCCAACAAATTATCTATATCATTCATAAAAAATTGTAATATTTCCTTTTCTTTAACAATATCTTGTGGCAAAACATCTGTTTCATGAATATGAGGATTTGGCATTTGTTGTAATAGTTCTTTTTTGTCAAAAGAATTATGATTATGTGAAAATACAACAATTGATTTTTTTGGGTCTAGTTGAACAAAAGGAATTGTATAATCTTTTAAGAATTTTTTTTCTTCAGCAACACATGAAACTTCATCAAATCGGGTTTGTTTTAATAATTCTTTACGAAAAGCAAAAGTGGCGGCTGTAGAATGCATTGGACCATATGGTCCAAATTGATACATCTTATTAATATGTTTAAAATAAATAAACATTGCGCTTGAACCAGCACATAAAGCTTTGGGATGCTGTTTAAGCATTTCAACAGCATGACTAAATCTATCGGGTGGGTAATAATCATCATCGTCCATATAAATAATTATTTCCCCTGTACATTTATCATTTCCAATGTTTCTTTTTCTACCAAGAGTCATTTTTTCATCAAATTTAAAATATTTAACTTGCGGAATATGAGTGACAAGGTCTTCTATTTTGTCTGTGCCATCATCTATAATAATCCATTCTATTTTATCTTTGGGATATGTTTGATTTTCAAAACATTTAATCATAAATGGTATAAATGGACGTCTATTAAAAGTTGGAGTACAAACACTTATAAAAGGGTTTTTTGAAATTTTTTGTTTATTTTTACCCATCTTAAATTATATATTTTATATTTTAATGTTTTTATTATATTTTTATTAAAATATAAAATATTTATTTTCTGGAAAGATTTTTTCCTATTTTTTTAAGCTCCTTTGCTAGATTTTTTCCTCCACTTTGATTACCAAAAACTAAATTATATAAAAGTCCATGATCACCTTTTTTTGCTTCTGTAAAATTACAAACTTTTTTAGCTTGGTCATAACTTGCTAGTTTTGATAAACCTTCTTCGCTTGTTTCTTTAAATAAATCTATAGAAATGATTCCCCAGTAAATTAGTCCTAATGTAATAATTGCAAAAACCCCAGGTATGGTACCTAAATTAGCAAACGCACTTATAATTACAAAAAAGCTAAATATTGACATAAATGTTATCTTGTAATATTTAAATATATCTTTTATTATTGTAAGTGCATTTGCTGACTTGTCATTCATAACACCAATATAGTTTATTGAGGTAAATATAGTTAAACACAAAGTAATAAATGGCAACACAGGTAAACTAATTAAAACTACCCAAAATAGAATTATAAATAAAATTATTAATCCTACAGCACACGCATAGTCAAACATACTTACAAATGTAACATCTTCCCAAACTGGCTTGTGATTTAAATCAGTATTAGTATTTTGTTTGAAAAACCATCCCATATTAGCAAACCACAAATATATTAAATATAGGTTATCAAATAAAAATAAGAGTGATGTTGCAATTCCAATTAAAATAGGGCCTATTAATACAATTACAACTTCTGGGAGACCATTCATTATATTCAATATAAAATTCAAAGAAGAATAGTTAAATTGAAGTAGAGATTCAATAATAGAAATAAAATAATTTGCCAAAAAATTAGATTTTGGTTCTTCTTTATATTTTCGAAACATATCCAAAATTATGTTAGATGAATTGAATTTATTATATGGGAAATTTATTTTCATAGACATTTGTGGTTCAAAAAAAGTAGTAAATATATTAATTGGAATGTTTTCTACTTCAGGCTTTAAATTGGTATAAGGATAACAATTTTTATCAGTTGGCAAAATATTAGCTTGTCCTATTTTACATCCATATAATACCAATCCTCCCAAAAAAAAATAAATAACAATAATAATAATTATAGAAAAAACAGACTTTAAAAAATTACCAATATTTGTTGCTATTCCCTTGGAAGAACCTGTATTTTCATCTTTTTTTTCATCAATAGTCGATGTGGTTGTTGAATCAGACATTACTTATATTAAAAAGATATAAAATTTATTTGTGTTTTTCTTTTGGTAATCAATAAAATTTAGTATTTTTATTCTGATTCTAAATAAATAAAATATAATATTTATTAATATTATATGTCACTGTTGGATAAAAAATATTATAAAATAATATTAGCTTTATCTTGTATTATTCTTTTATATATAATATTTATGTGGATAAACTATTTATCCATAAATCAATATATTATTGAATGCTTCTCTCCACAACCTATACAAGAAGATGTTACCGGAGGTTCTACTAGTCATAGTGTTGATTTGCCTTTAACAACTACGTACAGTTGTAAAAATTTTTGTGGACCAACTGCTAGATGTTCTATAACTGGGCAACAATGTTTTGCCGATATTGATTGCCCTGGTTGCCAGCCTTATTCACCTCCATTACCTAGAAGTAAAGGTTGTGTTCCTGGCGATAATGATGCTGGAAAATTAACATGGGGTGTTACTCCTCAATATTCTCCATTAACAAGTGGATATGGTACATTTCAAGCTTACGTAACAGATAATATATATTCCAAACCTAGTCAACCTAATTTTGGTGTTAATACTTGGAGTGCATCATTTAATGAAGGACAAAAATTATTTGATGCACGTTATAAACCTGCTGGATTACAATATATGCCAAAATATCCTGAAATGTATAGTTTAACAGGCGAATTTGTGGAAGACGGTCCGCTTCCATCAAATGCGACTTTATAAAATTAATTTTTATCTATTATTACCTCTTTTGCTATTTTTTTTATTATTTTATTTTCATTATCAATATCTTCATTTCCTGACCCGCCCATTGCTTCAATTACCAGTTTATTATATTGGTCAGATTTATTTGAATCACTTTTACCACAATCTGGATATTTTGCTCTAAATTCTGGTATTAATTTTGAATTTTTATGTGCAATATGCTTAATTGCTTTTCTTAATTTGATTTTTTCTTCATTCTCTCTTTCCCATTTATCTTCATCTTTTATATACATAACTTCTCTCTTTGAATCGCTACAATGAACAGGTCTCTTATGAATATCAAGCGCTTTGAGATTTTTAACAATAATGTTTGAAATTCCTTCAACAAATCCTAGTTTGCCAACATTCTCTAAATCTGATAATTGTAATTTGAGAGAATCTACAAAATCCATAATATTCATTGCATCTTTACATTGCTCATTTAAAAACACATTTAAATTAAATGTTTTGTTATGAGAGTTATTATTAATCAATGTGTTATTAGTACCATTCTTACATATTTCAAACAACTTGTGTGTTAGTTCTTTATTTTGCTTTTGTGTTTCATTATTTTGCACCATTAATTCTTGATTTTGTTTAACAACTTCAAGTACAAGATTCGTAAGCACTTTTACATCAGATTCATTTTCACTTGATATGTAAGTATTCAAATTATTATTACAAATTGGTTTACATTTGTTGGCATTTTTGTGGCGCGACAATCCTGACGAGTGTTTGTATTCTTTCCCACATTCGCAGACATAATCAGATAAGGCATTTTTTGGCTCTTTTTCATTATCATTTTTACCATTTTTGTTATCATTTTCATTTTTTTTGTGTTTTGGTGTTAATAAATGAGTATTATAATTAGAATATTTAGAGCATTTAAAGTCACAAATCTCACAATAAAACATTTCGGCATTTTTTGGCATTTTTTTTTTACCATCTGTTATCCCACATTTCTTTTTATGTAAAAGACAGTTTATGTGATTTTCATATTGATATTTTGAAGTACATTTAAGATTACATTCTTCGCAAAAATAATTTGTATCTACATAAGGTGGTATACAATTTAAAGATGCTTTTAATTCTTCATAATGTTTTTGTTCTTTAATACGTGCTTCAGTATGGTCTTTGCAGTTATAACTAGCTATTTCAATCATATCCCAATTATTCCATCCACCATTACATCTAATTATATCATAAATTTTTAATTTATTATTTAAATTATTACAACAAATTTTATGCTGATATTTTCTTTTTATAAAATTCGTTGTGTGACCAACATAAATGTCAGTTATATTTTTGTTTTTACAAAAAATTTTATAAATAATTGTATTAGAATAATCAATAATTTCTTTTGGCATTTTATAATATTATATAAGATTTTTCTATATTTAAATCTTAAAAAATCTTAAATTTCCATTTTTGAAATTTTGAATAAATTTTTCAAAAAAAAATTATCGTAACAATTTTTTTTACATTTTTTTTCGTCCAGACGCTAAAAATTTTTTATGGTGTGATGAAGAATTTTTTTCGGAAAAGTCTTTCAGGTTTTTAAAAATGGACATAAAAAATGTCCAAAATCGATTTTCCCAAAAAACTTTTGTTAAAAAAATTTAAAAATATCACTACACGTGAAGGAAACTTTTTTTCACGTTTTTTCAAAAATCTTTAAATTTCCCTTCACTATGTAGTGTTTTCTTCCAAATGAAAATGAAAATTTAAATTTTCAAAAAACTATTACACTTGGTATTTAGACCTTTTCTCATTTAAAACGCTCATTTTTTATAAATTGAATTAATATTATATAAAAAATATTATATTATATTATACTTATGAAATCCGGAATTAATGTTAAAAAAGACGCAAATCCTTTAACTAAAAATGAAAAAAAACAAATAAATTTAATGATGGATGACTGGTGGAAAATACAGGAAATGGAACAACATAAAGGTTTTAAAAAAAACAAATCTTATATAAATAAAAGAAAATCATTAAAACGACGTGCTGAAAAAATTGATAATATAATTAAAAAATATAATAGCAAAACAAAAAAAAATCGTGTGCGTTTTAAATGAGAAAAGGTGTAAAACACATAAATGGTTATTATTTAAAATAATTATTTTTTAAATTTATAAAAAATAATTAACTTATGTAGCGTATAGTAATCCAGCATTTCCTCCAACAAATATAACCATATTCACGCGTTCTTCCATAACATACAAATCATAATTATAATTATAAATGCGCCATGTAGGTTTATTAATACCAACTAAATCGCCTGTTGTTGGGTCACAAATAGTTAAAACTTGCGCATATGGGTCAAAAGGAGGTGAAATAGTAGTAAATTCTAATTCAATATTTGTAAAACGACTCATATTCATGGCTCCAGATGGCTGCAAATTGAAAGGTGATGTGTCTAAACAGAAATTATAACAATATAATCCTGGAGGAGCATTTCCAGCAGTACGAACGTATTTTTCAACAAAATTATAAACTCCTGCAGGTAAAATATTTTCTCTATATTGCCCATCTAATAATATTCCCATAGCTACTAGAATATATTGAAGATTTTGCGGGTTATATACTCCTGTGGTATAAAGTCCACTCAATGTACCATCCGGATTCAAACCAGGTCCCAATGAAGTATAAGTACTACTTGTATTTGGATTGGATACATCTCCAGCGGTAGAAGCAGGAGTAACATCCTGTGGCATATAATTATAAGGCCAATTAGTATAATTAGACCATTGGTTTCTTAAATTTACATCACTTCTTTGAAAATAAAACATCCAACTAATTACCATTCCGAGAGAATCTAAATATACTCTATTTTGACCAGTTATGTTATAAAATGTATTTTCATAAACTTGTTTTATTAAATATTTTTGTTCATTTTTTGCGAATAATTGTGATTCATCATTAGAGAGAAAACAATAAGTACAATTTAAATTAATATCTGCATTCAAATTGGTTCTAGTATCAGTATATGAAACCGGTCCTAAAGTTTCATCAGGAGGTGTCTGTAAAAATCGGTAAAGTTGCATATAATACTGGTTAAAATTAGGTGCTACCACAGGAAAGTTATTTGCATAATCCATAACATCACGAATTGTAAACCATTCGTTTAAAGGTCTGAAAGTAACACTAATAGTCAACTCATTATATTGGAGAGAAACTAATGGAAAAGCTTGTACAGATTTTAAATTAAACCAAGCACCTAATGGAATGTATAATGTTTGACCCATTATTGAAGGTTGTGCTCCAGCAGCACTTGTTGTGTAATATGCGTTTGGATAAGCATTTACTCGCGCACCATAATTGGCTGGGTCATTTAATTGAGGCGTATTTCCTATCATTTCATAAAATAAGGCTAATTTTTCCGCACTAAAATCTCTTTGAGCAGACGCTAATATATATCTTCCTGAATATTGTTGTAATTGTTGATTACCACAATTAATTGTAATTTTATCGATAATTTGAGCTCCCAAATTTTGTATCCACTGAAATTCATAAGGAGCCCAATTTGTATAAGTTGTAGAACCATCTGAATTTGAAACCTCTTGAGGAGGCAAGATAGGAGACCAAATATTAGGTAATGTAATAGATATATAACAATCCATCAGAAGGTCAGCATATCTTTTAACTTTAAATGTAAAAGTAGAATCGGTTGTTAAGTTAAGAATAGGAGTACCTTCAAAATCAAGACGAAAATTTTGTTTGCCAAAATTAGTATATTTTAAATATGTGGCTTTCCAAAATGTTTTTTCTGGATTTCCATTTAAAATAACATTTTGTTGTCCACTAGCAACTAAATTCATAAGACCACCTGCCATATTAGTATATATTATAATAATTTTTTAATTATTTATTTCATCATATTATTATTATTAAATATATTAAAAAATATAAGCATATATATAATTATAATGTTGTTTTTAAAAGTTTTTATTTTATTTTATAGCGTGATTAATGGGTTTAATCGTAATGTTAAACAAATTCATATTTAAGGATTAAACAATACTTTGTAATACAGTGTTTAAGTGATAAAGAATGTTTTTTAATCTTCAGCATAAACTCTTCTTCCACATTCATCAAAAGGGTTACCAAAATTATAACGTAAAAATAAAACAATAACACCCAAAATGACAACAATTATTAAAACTACTAAAGATTCTAACATTACAATAATAGTTATATTATTAATAAAATTAATTAATTTATTATTTAATAAAAGGAATTAATAATAAAATTGAATAAATTTAAATATATAAATGTAAATATACTATTAATAAAGGATATGTCTATTGAAAAATCAAAAAAAAATAAAAAGATTCCACTCATCATAGAAGAAGATGAAGCAGATAATCAAGATATAAAAAAAAATTCAATTAGTGATTTAATAAATAGAATTATAAATTCTGATTCAGAGGCATTTTTAAAAACAATTCCTTCAGACTCTATTGATTTAACAGTTACAAGTCCTCCTTATGACGATATTCGTGATTATAAAGGATACAACTTTTCTGACAAAGTTTTAAACAGTATAATTTGTGAGCTTTTTCGTATAACAAAGCCAGGAGGAGTTGTAGTTTGGGTAGTTGGAGATTCAACTAATGACGGCAGCGAATCAGGAACCTCTTTTCGTCAAGCATTAAAATTTATGGAAACAGGATTTAAATTACACGATACAATGATTTATGAGAAAAATACCTCATCATTTCCTGCTAAAAGGAATGGAAATAGATATACACAGATATTTGAATATATGTTTGTATTTTGCAAAGGAAAAATAAAAACAGCAAATTTAATTTGTGACAAGCCAAATAAATGGGCAGGACATACAAATTGGGGTAAGAATACAAATAGATTAAAAAATGGAGAATTAAAGGAAACAACCGATATTAAACCTGTTCCTGAATTTTCACCACGTAATAATATATGGAAATATAATGTAGGAAAAGGTTTTAACTCGAGTGATAAAGAAAGTCATCTGCATCCTGCTATATTTCCTGAACAGCTTGCTGAAGACCATATATTATCATGGAGTAATGAAGGTGATATTATATTAGACCCCTTTTCAGGTTCAGGAACAACATGTAAAATGTCCAAAAAAAATAAGAGAAACTATATAGGAATTGATATTAGTGAAGAATATTGTAAACTTGCCGAAATTATTTTACAAAAATATGATTTGCTCTAAAACTCAATAAATTCGCTTCTTCCTTTTGTTATTAATTGCACATTTAAATAAATCGAAACCAATTTGGTAAGAAACTTATTAGTAAATCCAAACGCACGTGTTAAACCTAATTTACACCCGTGTTTATGTATATGTAAATATTGTTGTCCACATTGACTAACATTTTTTTCTAATATACATGTTTTAATTTTAATAAAATCATCCTGAAATATTTTTTCTATTTCTGGATAATTTTCAAATATGTCATCCAAATTATAAAATACAATTCCAAGTATTTTTTTTTCATAATATTTATCAATTGTATTATAATTTATGTCATCATGTTGGAAAATCAAAATAATACCTTTTTTAATTTTTTCATAATATTTTGTTTCTTGAATGAATTGTTTATCAGCTATAGTGTCTATATTGCTTTGTTTATTTGTGTCTCCAAAATTGGTTAAGGTTAGGCGCTCTTTTGCATTAAACCATTTGTTTTCTAATTTACCAATTTTTTTAAAATGGGTTGTTTTGATATCTCCATATTCCATATCAGGACAAGATTCATTATTAGGTAAATTTCCAAATAAATAGAATTCAACTATCTTACCAATTAATCCTTTATCTTTCACAGATGTTATATTAAATTTCTCTTTATTTAAATTACAAAAAGTTTCCAATTCTGGACAGATAGTATGAACTGTTTTTATTAATGTTCTTAATGAACAATTGCCATATTTATTCATAATTTCTTTTATAATATTATTAAGAATATTTATATACTTTTCACTTTCTTTAATTTGTAATAAATCTAATTCATAGTCAAGAATTAAAAACGGTTTTTTTAAAGATTGAAAATTAATATTATCCATCAAGAAGTTAAATAAAAAATTGTTGATTTTTCTTTATTATTGTTCAATTTTATTTTAAAATACTATATTATATTATATTAGATGTCAAGCCAAAACACAGATTATTTAAGCGTTATAAAAAATATGAATGAAGATTTTCAGAGTTATATGGTAATAGCATTTATTTTAATTATTTTAATAATAATGATTGGTTATATAATATATTTATCTCGTCTTGAAAATGCAGAATGTAATTATATGAATACATTGTATTCAAGTGTAGATGGAAATATTAGACCAATATCTGAAAACGACCCTGATTGTCGTGCTAATTTATTTGATTATTATATTAAAACTGCATTTAACGCATGTTCAGGAGGTTCTTATAAAAATGATTTTGTAGATATATGTAATTTAAAAGCAATAATAAAACAAGGAGTCAGATGTTTAGATTTTGAAATATATTCAGTTGACAATAAACCAGTAGTTGCAACAAGTACTTCCGATGATTATCACGTAAAAGAAACATTTAATTCTGTCAGTTTTGGGGATGTTATGAGCACAATTAATAGTTATGCTTTTGCAGGAGGAACATGTCCAAATCCTACCGACCCTATTTTAGTTCATTTAAGAATTAGAAGTAATAATCAAAATATATATTCAAATATGGCATCTATATTTAAATCTTATGATTCTGTGATGTTAGGGAAAGAATTTAGTTACGAAAATTCAGGAAGAAATTTAGGAGGTTTACCATTATTATCATTTAAAGGAAAAATAATTTTAATTGTTGATAAAATAAATAATGCATATTTAGAAAATAAACAGTTTTTAGAATATGTTAATTTAACAAGCAATTCAATATTTATGAGAGCCTATGATTATTATAATATAAAGAATAATCCAGATATAAATGAGTTAACAGAATATAATAAAAGATGTATGACTATTGTATTACCGGATAAAGGTGTAAATCCTTCAAATCCAAGTGGCCTTCTATGTAGAGCAGCAGGATGCCAAATGGTAGCAATGCGTTATCAAATGGTCGACAATTATCTTATGGAAAATGCATTATTTTTTGATAGATGCGGATATGCATTTTGTTTAAAACCAGAAGATTTAAGATACAAAATGGTTACTATTCCTACACCCACTCCTCAAAACCCAGCCTATTCATATGCTACACGCACAACTAGTACAGATTATTATAGTTTTAATGTATAGTTTAAAAAATAAATATGAAATTTTTTACACCTTTTTACATCTCAATCGCTGTTTACTCTAAACCTAAAAAATTACGTCCAATCTTACTTGTAGCAAACATACCACATCCCGAAATAATCTGTAAATAAAATATATTAGTTTTTTTGGTGCAACATAGTAAATATACTGATAAAACAATAAAAAGTATAGAAAAAAACCAGAATAGTTGAGTAAATCTATCCATTAATATATAAAACTATATAAAATAATTTTGAAATTTATAATTATATAAATAGGCATTTGAAATGTAAAAAGGTGTATAATATAAACAATAATATTTATATTATATAAATGAATAGTAGTAAAATAAGTCATTATAAAAAAAGATTTAAAAAAATTATATAATATTATTTATATCAATGGGACAAATATTTTCTCAATCACAATCGAATAAATTAAATCCAGTAAATGTTAATTGTCCAGTATGTAAAAAATCAGGAAAAACTCCAAATTTAAATGGTAGATTTCATATTATTAATTTGAATGAGTGTCAATGTAATGGTTGTAATGCAATATTCGAGAAAAAAAAATTTTTTAAACCAGTAGTTACTGATGCCGAAATAGTTGACCGTGGTCCATGAAAAAAAAGTAATTTAATTATGCTATAGCGATTTTATCTGATAAAACAAAACGGTGTATAGAATAAAATAAAATAGCAAATATAATAGTATGAACAAATGCAACAGTTAAATTATTTGATTTGGAAGGAAATCGAAAAATAACATTTGGTGTGAGAATAAAAAACAAAAAAGATGTATAAATAACAACTATATAATCTGGAAGAGCCATTGAATATAATATATTATAATATTATATTTAATTATATTCAATTTAAAATACTTTTTTTTAAAATAGCCATGAATCAAAATCTATATCTTCAATTAAATATTTTTTTTTAATTATATCTGCACATATTTTGTTAATAATGTTTCTTTTAATTTTTTTTATTCCATAAATTTCTTCAATAATTTTTTTAAGTGTAACAGCCGGACTCCAATTATCTCTACAATTAAAAGAATGACAACAAAAACATTCATGTCCATAAACTTTTTTAAGCAGAATAAATTCTTTACGTGTATAATTAATTTTTAAATAATCTAAATATCTTTTGTTTTGATAAAAAATTTTAGGAGGTTCAAAAGGATAATTCATAGGAATTAAAAAAGAATATTTTTGTTTTTGATTATCAATAACTTCACTTATACTAACAATTAGTTCACTATCTTTAACATTCACTTCAATATCCTTATAAATTTTATAAAGGTCTATTAATTCTCTTTTAATTCTGTTCCTTATTGCTCTACACCCAACAGCCATTAATTTTTCTTCATTTTTTTGAATTAATGTATTATCAAGACATAGGTCCATATTAAATATATTAAATATATTATAATATTTTTATATATTAATTTATATTATTATAATATGAAAGAAAAAAAAATATGTAATGGTTTAAATTTTGCAGATTGTGAGCTTGCAATTTTACGTATGGCAGTAGATAAAGCAGAAGAAAAAATAGGAAAACGAATTGTTAATTCAGAAGATATCAAAAACATAATAAAAATAGTTGAGGATTTTATAAAAAAGAAAAATCTAATATGTTATGGTGGAACTGCTATTAATAATATTTTACCAACAGAAGACCAATTTTATAATAAAGAAGTAGAAATTCCTGATTATGATTTTTTCACACCAAATGCGTTAAAGGATGCAAAAGAATTAGCTGATATTTATTTTAAATCAGGGTTTACAGATGTAGAGGCAAAATCGGGTCAACATCATGGTACCTATAAAGTTTTTGTTAATTATATTCCTGTTGCTGACATTACCTTTTTAGATAAAGAAATATTTAATTCTCTTAAAAAAGATGCTATTCGTGTAGCGGGAATATTATATGCACCACCAAATTTTTTAAGAATGTCAATGTATTTAGAACTTTCAAGACCTGCTGGTGATACAAGTAGATGGGAGAAAGTTTTAAAAAGATTAACATTACTTAATAAAAATTTACCTTTAACTGGATTAAATTGTGACCATATGGAATATCAAAGAAAAATGGAAAATAAAACTCAAGAAGATGAAATTTATAATAATGTAAGAAACACATTTATAAACCAAGGAGTCGTTTTTTTTGGAGGATACGCAATTTCACTTTATTCACAATACATGCCAAAAAATCAAAAATTAAAAGTAGAAAAATATGCTGATTTTGATGTGTTATCAAATGACCCAGAGACTACAGCCGAAATAGTTAAAGAGAGACTAAAAGATATAAATATAAAAAATATAAAAATTATCAAGAGAGCTCCAGTGGGAGAAATTATTCCAGAGCATTTTGAAATCAAAATAGGAAATGATACAATAGCATTTATATATAAACCTGTAGCGTGCCATAGTTATAATGTAATTAATATTCATAGTCAAAAAGTAAGGGTAGCTACTATAGATACAATGTTGAGTTTTTATTTAGCATTTTTATATGCAAACAGGCCTTATTACAATGATTTTTTAGATAGAATTTTATGCATGTCAAAATTTCTTTTTGAAGTGCAACAGAAAAATAGATTAAAACAAAAAGGTTTGTTAAAACGCTTTAGTATTTTGTGTTATGGACACCAAGAAAGTGTAGAGGAAATGAGAGCACATAGAGCAGAAAAATATAAAGAAATAAAAAAATCTGGTAATAAAGAAGAATTTGAAGAATGGTTTTTAAATTATAAGCCAGAGGATTCAAAAACAAAAAAAAATAAAGATGATGAAAATAAAACAAAAAAAATCAAAAAAAGAAGTAAAACAAAAAAACCCAAAAACAAAATATTAGATGTTTATGGAAAGAGAACAAAAAAAAATAAAAATATATTCTATTAAATTGGACAAGTTGTTCCCTTACCTACCTCATTTTCATTATTGTCCTCAAACCTAACTTTTTTTTGATTAAAATAAAATTTATATATGAATAATCCAATAATAATTAAAAGTAAGGCAACTCCTAAATAAATTAAAAACGTATAATCTCCTTTTGTTGCTCCTCCAACAGTTTCATCGAATGAATTTGCTAAAGAAAAAGCAGCTAAATCTGCAAATGTATCGTCTAAATTATTCATTTATTTAATTTAATAATTAAAGTTATTAAATCAAACTCATAAACAATATGTTTCTAATAAAATTACAAATACATCATGTATTATTTTAATAGTAATTTTACTTAAAATAGAAGATTTAAATTCATCAGGTACATTATTTTCCAAATAAATTAAAACACAAGTAAAATATACACATATTCTTTCTATAATAAATTTCAAATAATAAAAAAAATAATTTGTAAAATTCCATTCATTTACATAACTACACATGGATGTATTGCTTTGTTTAATAAAAAAACTGTGAATATCAAGCATACCAGACAGAATTCTATGGTAATTAGTTTTTTCATTTTTTATATTTAATAAATTTCCAATTTTATCATAACCAAACAAATCTAAATACAATATTTTACTATTTGGTACTTTATTAAAAATATAAGGGTTGATTCCATCACAATATTTTGATTGATATAATATATTTCCATCAATTAAATAGGGAATGAAACAAGATTTTATAATAGAATCAAGAATTTCATCTAAATCTTTGAATTTTGATTTTATTTTTTTCTCTCCTTTTTTAATATTGTAGTACGTAATATAAAATTTATCATTTACTTTGTCACATATATCATTAGGAATATTTTGAATTAAATATTGTTTCAGTTCTTTCACAGTTTTTAACTTGTGTGTTTCTTTAAATTCTTTATTTGCTATAATATATAATTGGGACATTAAATCAAGGGAGTCAATAAAATAAAGAAAAGCAGCAACGGAGCCGATACTACATCCTGAAATTCTATTTATTTTAATATAATTTTGTTTTTCCATTTCTTTTAAAAAATAAAGAGCTCCAATAAGATAACTCCCATTAAATACACCACCATCTAAAACTAAATCTAATATTAGAGGAGATTTTACATTTTTAATATTATCAGGTAAGTTTTCAATTAATTTAATTACATATTCTTTAACCATTTTATTATTATTAAAAAGTATTTACTAATTAAAATTATTACGAATAAAATTTAAAAATTTTTTATTAATTTTATTAATTAATTTTAGAATGACATGTATAGAAAATTATCAGTTTTATTGTTTATTCAATAATAATGAGGAAAGATGTAATAATATGAAAAAATATTTTAATAAGTTAAAATTATCATGTATTTTTTATGGTGGTGTAGATTTTGAAGATATTAGAATAAGAAACTTTGAAATTGATGAAGACACAAAACATGTTTGGTCAAGAATGTATGGTCATTTAGATATGATAAACGATTTTTATCATAACAAATCTGAAGAATTTGGAGTTTTTTGCGAAGATGACATCTATTTACATAAAGATTTAAAAAAAGTATTTAAAAAAATATTATTTGATTTTAAAATATTGAATCTGGATATATTATTATTGAGTTATTTAGTTCCTTTTAAAATAACAAATGACACGAAAGATTTTCCATTAAAACATACTATTACTACTAGTAGTATTTATAAATATCATGACTATCCAGATTATATTCAAGGAGGAAAGATGTATATATTATCTAAAACACAAGCAAAAACA